ACCTGTGCCTACGACACCTGATATGGATATTACTGGTGTTACCCTACCATATCGTGCTGTACCATACGTACCTGTACCATACAGTGCGTCATTTGCACCAAAGGTAGACATATTAAGCTATTCTTATAATAGCATTACTTGCATCAGCCGCAGGAAATGACACAGTAAAATCACCTGCTGTAGATGCTACAGTTCCACCAAAACTAATAACAGCTATAGCTTTATTGCTTTGACTTGAGTTATAAATAATTGCGCCTGATGCTGAAACAGTCGCATTTGAAAAAGTTGTGTCAGCAAAATCTAATATTGCTGTAGTACCATCTGTACTAATGGTTGCGCTACCTAATGTGTTACCACCTGTCGAATAGTTTGTGCCAGATGCCTCATCTGAGTTACCTGTTACATCTGAATAATTAGTTGTAGCTGCACCATATGTTCCTGACTCGCCTGATTTAATCAAGGCAAGTTTAATTGTATTTGTATCTAAATCGTGTGTTCCACCTAAGAGTTCACTCTTAAAAGAAGTACACATTGCAGTTGTAACACCCATTTTATTTCCTCTTATATGCTAGAAAGAGGGCAAGTTTCCTCGCCCCCTTTGTGTTCATATAAACAACTATGAAAGTTGATTTCTATCAACCTCATCAGCTGCTTTTGACCCTTCGTCATCAATATCCATGCATACAGCAAACATTCTGATTTTACCACCAGTAGTTGTGCCTGTCATTGCTTGAATTTCAATGTCAATAGTATCCGAAGTACCTCCAACAATAACTGGAGCATAAGCTGCAGGAGTAGGAGCATAAGCACCTACAGAAGCTGCATCAAAGTCAAAACCGTCAACAAAGTTGTCTAGGTCTCCACCTGTGATACCAAAGTCAAGCTCCACATCAGTAGAAGTACCAGCGTGTGCTTCTGTTACCTCAAAACCTGCATGAAGTATGACAGTGTTCGCAGGAATAGTTAAACCTGGAATAACGTCATTTGCCGCAAGAGCAGTACCCTTATCTGTAACAGCAGTTGCAAAATTAAGCTCGTGCTGAATAAAATAAGGTTGTCTTCCTCTTCCAGACATTCCTCTCGCAGGAGAAGTTGTATTATCACCTAAAGCCATATTCAATTCCTCCTATATTATATACCAGATACGTAGATAGCATTTACAAGAGCTTCAGGTCTAAGGATCTTTCTGCCATATAAATGCATACCTCGCACGATATCTGCGAATGAGTCAGGATCACGATATGTTTCAGTTTTATTTAACTGTTCGGCTGTAGCAACAGCAGAAGAGTGTCCTGCTAAAATGTAACCAAAGTGTGTACTTCCTGTTGAGGTTGTACCTGTTGGCCCATTTCCTTTAATTGGTAGATTGTTAGACGAATAAACTCTAAAACCATGTAGGTTATCAGAGATAAGTCCATTTTGTAGACCTGACCCACCAAAATCAGCATTTAAAAGTCGAGAATCTTCGTCCTTTAAAATTTCCATAAATACTGGATCTACTATCAACCAACGATTGTTAGTGTCAACATTTTGTTGATCTAACTTACGAGACATACGTGCAATTAATGTAAGTGGGTTGGTTGTCGCAGTTGTTGTATTATGCGTAGTTGCTCCACCTGCACGAGGTACTAACACAATGGCATTACCACTAGATCCACTGTTAAAGTCACTAGCGTCTAATTCCATATCTGTTAAGATACCGTCTGTTCCTGCTGCTGATACAGCAACAGTTCCTGAATCTGTACTTGCAGTTCCAGAAATCACATTACTATGTAATGCATTTTGTGTATTACCAGTCATGTACATAAGCACTTCTTGGTCATACTGATCAGCTAAACGATGAGCCGCACGATCTGTTGCTAACTGCATAAAGTTAACGTGAGAATGTGCTTCCTCTATGTCGTCCATTTTAAAAGCATAGTAATTAGCTTTATCAACGACAAGAGTAAAGTCCTCATCATCTAGATCTTGTGCAGAGACTTGTGTGCCTCTAGAATATGCGCTAACAGAGATTTCTGGTTCTTTAATAATCTTAACCGTATCCCCCTGATTCGCAATCTCTCCGAAATAATCGGAGTTAGTTACATCTCCAATAACAGTCGACTTACGGAATGCAAGCTGTACCTGTTTGGAGTAGATTATAGGACTGAAATTACCATTAGGTAAGTTCCCATAACCTGCAGCTGTAGAAAAAGCCATGATTAATCCTCCTTCATAGGCTAAATAAAAGCAAACCGATAAGAGAGGGCCAATTTTATAGAGTGACACAGTGTGGGTCTATAGTAGTTGGGTAGTCTAACTTATTATGTGTTTGATATGTTATAGTTATATTCAAAAGACGCATAAAGTCAATAGTTAATTAACGTGCGCCCCCTGATACATCGTAAACAAACTTACCAGATTTTATAGCTTCCATGATTTGTGGAGCTGCTTGAGAATACTCTCTGTCTGTCATTTTGTTTACTTGAGACTCTCTAAGGTAGGATGAAGTTTCATCGGCTTGTGGAGTCGTCCTTCCTTTTTTCGTTGACACTGCAAAAGCTGCTGTGTTCTTAGATTTAGATTTATTCATATCTGTTTTATACAAATCAATCACTCTAGATGCTGCTTTTGCGTCTGTATAATTTTCATATAAAGCATCTTGAACCCATTTAGGTTGTTCTTCTGCCCATTCGTGAAATTCGTCTTGTTCTCTAATTTCGTTAAAGTCAGGATGATATTTAAGTAATTCAGCTTCAGCTTTCTTTAACTCTGCATCTTCTCTAACTTTTTCTAACTCTTGCATTCTTTGATCTAATTCAGTAGCATTTTCTTTAGCTTTCTTAGATGCAATTGTTTCAACGATACTAGCTACATCAGGATACTTTTTTGCCCAAGCTTCTATTTCAGCATCAGACTTAGGTAAAACTAATTTATTCTTTGTAGCTGACTCTAATTGAGTTTCTAAATTTGTAATTCTATCTGACCATTCTTTTTCTTTTTGAGATAAGTGCCTACGTAAATCACCGTATCTTTTCTTAAAAGTTTGCTCTTCTTTTGTTGTAGGCTCTTCTTCTTGAACTTCAGTCTCTTCTTTTGGTTCTTCTTTAACTTCTGCTTTGTCTTTATTCTTAGACATAAGTTCAGCTAACTCTTTTTCCTCTTGTTCTATTCTTTTTTGATTTTTATTTATATGCTTTCTTTGCATATATCCTGCAACTTTAGGTTGCTCTACATTTTCTAATTCTGGCATATTTATCTCCTTTTAATAGGGCCAATCTGTTGGGTAGCTATAAGGTGTTATATTTTTACTCTTTCCATTTGGATTGTTTGTTTAGGCATTCCACCTTTTCTAAAACCAAATCCACCTGTGTATCCTTTTCCTTGTTGTTGTCCTTTACTTACTGCATCATCATCGTCATCATCTTGAGAAGCTGTAAACTTTTCTGCGGCCTGACCACCACCAAAAGCTTGAGAAACTTTAGCTTCTTGTCTAGCTTGTCTTCTATCCTCATTATCTTGTGCTTGTTTTTCTCTAGCTTTTTGTTGTTCTACAAGAACATCACTTGAAGTCTTTTCATAACCTGGTGTGTCATCTATATCGCCCATAGCATCTAATGTTTCATCATCTTGTTGCGATATATTCTCTACTATATCGGCTGTTTGTTGTAGACTTGATGTTCCAAATCCTGCACTAGCCAATTGAGTAGTAGGTGGAGTAGTATCTGCTGTAACACTTGATGTTTCTATAGAAGTTGGAGGGATATTGGTTTTTTCAATATCATCATAAGCAGGATCAAATAAGTCTGGTGTAAACGAACCAGAAAAAGGATCTGTTTGATCTGGCCTTATAAAACCACCTTGATCTATGCCTGGTTTAATTTTAAAGTTAGGTTTCTGATATCCTGGCTCTTGTTCCTCTGGAACTTTACCATCACTTCTTAACGCTGGAGGTAGATATCCTAGTAGTAATGATGGATTATTAGCTAATTTCATTGCTAGTTCAGGATCTCCTATCTCTTCCATTATATCTTTTATTGGTGTTAAAATGCCACCTACTGAATAATAGTCACCTCTAATTCTTGCCAAATGCTGATTGCCTGCTAAATCTGTTACAGTTGAAACGCCTGTAGCTAGAAAATCTCTTAATGCATTACTATCGTATTTAGCTCCATCTTGATATACACTTCTAGAAGATGCATCTGATAATACACTGCTTAATTTACTACTATCAACTTGTTTACCATTAATAATTCTAATATAACCATACTTATCTGCACCTTTTGCATTCACACCTACATATTTTATTGTATAAGTTACACCATCGGCTGTTTGTATCTCTTTATCTAATTCTATTAAATCATTAATATTACCTATTTCTTCATCTTTAGCTAAATTAAACAAAGCCCCTAAACCACCTAGTTCTTTATGTAATAACACATTTTCTAATACTATTCTTTCATTAACACTTAATGTTTTACCATCTGAATTTAAACCAGACGTTAGTCTTTCTTTAGCTGACTCTAAAACTTCTTTGTGTCTTTTTTTAACTAAATTACTCACAATAGGTATAGAACCGTAAATATTACCTACACCACTTTCTAAGTTTCTTAAATATTCGGAATAATCATCATATGTCCAGTTTTTAGCTGGCCCTTGACCATCACCTGCGTAACCATCTCTGCCACCCACTTTTGCAACAAAGTTCTCTCCTTCACCTTCAAAAAAGACATCAGAGGATGCATTAGCATAAGATACATTATTCCCTTGCCTTTTATTCTCATTATCATCTTGCTCTGCCTGTGTTACTTGAGTATCTTCTGGTTCTGCTGTAGTTTGTGTATCATCTTCTGTTGATGTATCTTGTTGATCATCTGGATACCTTTCAGGAAAACAAGCTTTACTATACTCTATGCCTTGTGGGCTTGATGCTAATACATAACCTGATGGCGCACCTTGACCCTCTAGTAAAGTAAGCTCACTACATTTATCATTAATATATCTTTCAGTTTTAATTGAAGAAGATACTGATGGCATTGTCATGCCTGTAGGCACTGTAACACCTGATGTGTATACACCACCACTTACACCTGTTCCAAAATTACTTGTTTGATTCATCTGTGGAGTAGCCATAACAGGAGAAACATAAGTTAATGGATTAGGTTGCATTGTTGTCGCAGGTGTACCTACAAATGTAACACCCCCACCTGGTTGATATCCACGAGGTGTACCACCTTCACTAAAAGTTTGTAATTCATCAACTGAGAATGGAAAGTCACCTGTATCCATTTGAGGTTCAGTATCAACAGGCTCACCACCTATACGTCCATCTCGTTCCATTCTAGCTAATGCCATTTTAGCTTTATCACGTAAATCTTCAAAAAACTTTAATCCATAGTATTGAACAACATCTGCTGGTACAACGTACTCACCCTCACTTAATTGTGCAGGTATATCATCTCGTACTTCTTTAGCTAGTGAACCTGGTGGTATTTCGTTTCCACTTACAGGATCACGATTCATACCGTCATCTTGCATACCACCTTCTTGATATAATCCACCTTTATTAAATTTAGGTGCATCTTCTAGATCACTCACTAATTCAATTCTATAGTTATTTCTATTCATGGGTGTACCACCTTTACTATAACTTCTAAACGCAGTTGAAGATTTTGATTTAAGAATTTTTTCATTATCAAATCCTTCATATTCATATTCATCTTCCAACCCTAATTTTTTTGCGTCTTCATACGTACGAACTTTTTGTCTATTTTTGTAAAAATCCTCTAAGTTCATTAATCCTTTTTGCTCTAAAGCTTTATTGATAATATTACGTGTATCTAAATTTTCTACTCCACCAGTCTTGCCAAACGCACTAGTTATATCATCAAATTCATTTATTGGCGATTTAAAAATTCTATATTTATCAGTAATAACTTTTCGTAAATTTATTAACTCTTCTTTATTAAGTTTTGATAATCCCTCAAAACCTTCCTCCTTAATATTATCTACGAGATCTAAAAGTTCTTGATCAATTGAACTAAAAATATCTGATATTTCTTCTTGATCTAAAAGAGTTTTTTCTTTCAAACCTAAACTTACATCTCTTAAATCTTCATAATCATCTTCAAGAAGAGGGTCAACAAGATCGTCATAAACTTTACTTTTATCTTGAAACTGTTTTTTTAACCTAGATAAAGTTTTTAATGAACCTAATATTGGGCCTTTAACTGTTCCTTTAATTACTTTAGATGTGGGAAAAATATCACCTACACCTTTTAATCCTGATGCTGCTCCAAGTGCTGCAGTTCCTGCAATAAACTGTCTTCTATTTACACCTGTTTTTTTAGAAATTTCTTCAGCTACATCATCAGAAGCACCTAAAGGCATCACTAATTCTTGAAGAGATTTAACTCCTGAACTAACACCCTTACTTGCTATAGGAGATAGAGTAGAAGCATATTTCTGAGCTACAGGACCAGCAGCTAATCCTAAAGTCTCTATTGTGGCGTTAGTTAACGCACCCATATCTTTATAACCACTATCAATAAACTTACGTGTATTCCTTACTGGAGCTATAACCCACTCAACAGGATTTAACACCTGATTAAGTGTTGCATAAGTATTAGGATTAGTTATAGTGTCTGCTATTATTTTAGGAAGACCTTTTACAAACTTAACGTGTTTACGCAATTCAGGAGGTATAAAATACAAAAGACGATATTTATTTGTTTCCATTAACTTTATCTCTAAGTAATTTTAATTTTTTTAAAGCAAATATAGATCCTTGCATTCTATGTACAGTCACTAAATCTGATGCTTGTAGTAAAGAGTTTTGATATGTATTAATCTGATCTTCTAATTCTAATATAAAACAATCATACATATTTTTGTTATTGACAAAACCTTTAAGCCTACCTATATTATGTTTCTTCTCTTGCACGTTGTCTTGCTGATTCTGCTGCATTTTCATTTCCTGTAAATCCTTGTTCACCTGGTGTAGGTGCTGTACCAGTTCCTATGTTTCCACCTCCTGCGCCTGTTGTATCTTGTGGGCCACCTGCTTGTGGAGCTTGTCCTTGTGGTGTCGGTGGTGGTTGAAACTTTTTAAGAATATCAGCTTGAATAGCAGCATCTTGTAAGTTGTTTGTAATTTTATCTGGATCTAAATCCATTGCTTTTGCAATCTCACGAATAATATAATCCATCTTAGCAAAAGGTGCTAATACAGGATTACTTGCAACTTGTAAGAATTGCATTAATCTTTGGCTACGTACCTCATTAGCCATGAGACTTTCTGTACCTTGAGCCTTAACATCTAAGTCGCCTTTTATACTTTCATCATAATCAAACTGCATATTAAAACTAAAAAATGCTCTGCCTATTGGCCCAATTAAATAATCATCTACGTTCTTAACAACACTTCTAATTGATCCATTAGCTGCTGACATAAGCATACTAATACCTGATGCTGTACGTCCTACACCTTGTATGCCTGTTTGACCATGTGCAAAAGAAGGAAAGCCTGAACTCTCATCTGCTAACACTCTAGCTTTATCAAACAACTGCATATTTTCAGCTGCTACATTAGGAAACTTTGTACCAAAGATAGCTTGACCAGGTGCGCCACCTTGTCTTCTAAATACTTTACCTGGATAGACTGATAAATCTTGACCTGGCACTAAATTAGTTTCATCTACTTCTATAATTAAGTTGCCAGATAAAGCAGCATTATCAATAGCCATACGCATGAACCCATTCATTAGAGTTTGCGTATCATCCATGTTTTCAGCTATACCAATACCAAAGAACGAATATGGATTAATTTCATAAGGTACAGCATAGTATGGAATACGAATAGGTTTAAATGGATTCATTACAAGTCGTAACACTACATCATTACAAACCCATGCATTAATATTAATTTGATCTAAGTCTTGTAATTCAGGTGGTATATCAATACCATTATCTTCTAATATATCTCTATCTACGTATCCCCAAAACTCTAATAACTCGTAACGATAAGGAGCATAGTTGTATCCACCATCTTCCATATCCTCTTCCCAATACTTACGAGTATATGTCTCTCCTCTATCAATAGCTTTTTCAATAGACTCATCACTAAAATAAGGTCTGTCTTTTAATGCTCGTAGTTGTGTTCTTGACATTTTATGTCTTTCAATAACGAACTCAACTTCATCCATATTATATGCATCAGGATCAGGATAAAAATTCCAAATAGAAACATGAGATGTTGACGGTACAGTTTTAATTACTGGATCATATTCACCTTCATCATTCCAGTTAGGATACTCTTTATCTACAGCAAATGGCCC